ATATTATTGGAAAAGTTATGTTGGTCTGTTTTATTCTTGTTCGTCTGCCATTAGGAAGTATGAATAGTGGAATGTACAATTCATTGTTACTGGATCAGAACTTGATGGATCAATATCACCATCTACAGACACTTCTGTTGGATAAAGCATTTTTAGTGTAAATGCTTTTTCTGCAGCGCCTGCTGGTTTTGGATCATATAGATCTGGATTTAGTAGATTTACTTTTGCACTTGTCATATAATTTTCATGCAAAGCAATTGTACCAGCAGTGAAATTGTGAGCTAATTGCATCCATTTTCTAAAGCCATCTACAACATCACCAGACCATACTTCAGTAAATTTTACTGACCAATCGCCTTGACGGGTTTGTTTACCTGCGAATTGACGATGGTGACCACCCCACCACACTTCAGTTTTATCCATTGTTACTTTTGGAATTGTGAAAGATGTGGCACGAAGTTCAAGTTGTTCTGCACTAAAGTTGAATACGCCAGCTGGTAATACAATATTGAAGTCTATCAAAAACTTTTTAATAGGATCATTCAAATTGTTTATAGATTTTACGCTATGAATACTCATCGTTTATTTTCCTTTACTTATTTGTTTATTATGCGTTTGAAGATACTGTAACTTCTGCGTCTGCACCCATCACAATTGTGTTCAAAGCAATAAATTCTGTTGTGTATACTGGCCACAAGTAAATGTCGATAACCATTTGATTTTGTGAGATTATATAAGCAGTATTGTTAGAATCATCACAAACAACTTGATAACGAGTTAGACCACCACCATTTAGAACTTCATCCAAGAATTGTGAGAACTGTAATGTAACTTGCATACGTTCAAAAGCTGTGTTGTTTTCGAACAAGTGGTATCTTGCAGCTTCACGTAATGTTGTTTCAATATAGATAACTGTACGAGAAACATTGATGCGATCTAATGCAGATGGTTTCATTTGTAATGTCTTTTGACCCCAGTTTGCATAACCAGCAGCATCTTTTACACCACAATTCAATTGATTTTGATACAATACACCGCCTGTATCTTCGTCATAGTAAGAAGTTAATCCTGTAGGAGTAACAACTGCTGATGTGTAGTAACCACGGTTTGGACCAGCTGCTGCAATCCAAGGTTTACCAGCTGCACCCATAATCTTAGCAATATATGCTGATGGGCACATGTTGAAATTACGTTTACCTTGAACAGCATCATATGTTTTTACCCAAGGAGTAAATACAGCGCCACGATATGTGTTCATACCATTGCTATTTTTTCTCCAATCTAACACTGCATCAGATTCTGTTGCTGTTGATGGAACATCGAACAAGCAGAAGCAATCACGACGTTTTTCTGCAACTGTCAACATAGCTTGTTGATATGAGTTTTCTGCTTCATTGATATAACCACAGTTCATCAACAATGTTACTGTTGTGCGTGTACGATCCAAGAACAAATCCCATGCTTTTACCAATTCTTTCATTTCTGGATCATCACCTGATGTACCATGATCAACTTTGTATGTTCCAAATACTGGAGTTGGATTTTGTGCTTCAATATTTGGATTTACAAATACTTGAATCTCTGTTGAACGACCATTGATAACATCTTCAATAAATGTTGAGTTACCATATTGATCTTTGCCAGGGAACAATGTTACATAGTTGTAGTTTTCAACTGTTTCCATTGTTTTATCTTTAGCTAATTTAACAACAACTGAGAAACTTGTTTCGCTCAAATCTGGATATTTGATCAAGCGTAGTGTATCTGGATTTGCTGGATCATGTGATTCTGAATCATTATAAATAACAACGTCTGATCTTTCTTTATTATAAATATCAATTGTACAACCAGTACCTGTCCCGCCTGTTGTTGAGAAGCCTGCTGATACTGATGATGGTATTAGTTGAGTATAATCTGAACCAGTCATTACAACCACACCAGAAACTTCACCACCAGCATTTATTTTTGTTACTTTTACTTGTAAATCTGTACCAGTTGATAATGTTGCGCCAGTCAATGTCAACACATCACCAACTTTATATTCTGAACCACCTTGATTTACTTTTGCTGTGTAATAATAACTTTTACCAATTGAATCTACAGTGAATTTTTTAGAATAAGTTGTAACTTCGCCGGTTTCCATATCTGTTGTATCCCATTGTGGGCATGTAACGATAATTGTATCGCCTGCAGCGATTGTTCCTTCGTCTGCGATTGTTACTTTTACTTGGTTGCTAGCAATAGTTGTTTTTAGTGTGCGATAAGATTTATTTGTGTTAATTGTTGAGTCTTCAATTTGTACACGAACATCTTTATTGTTTGGATTTTGTGAAACAATCTTGAAGGCTGTTGTTGTATCTTTAACTACTACATCTTGATCGTTTACATATTCAAATAAGGATCCAGAGTCTTTTAGGGCTGATTCAACATTGGCAATTGTCAAACCATTTTCTGGTTGAGCGACTGTTTGGCCACTTAGACCTACAAATGCTTGACCGTAGCGAGCTGTTTCTTCATTTACAACACGTACTACATAATGTTGACCAATTGAATCACCAGCAACGGCTAATGAGTAACCCATATAGCCATACTTTGGATTGATTTCACCAAAACGATCAATATAACCTTTTTTATTGGTTATAAGTGTTGGTGTATTTATTGGACCAAATTCAGCTTCACCAACATAAGCGCATGAAGTAACAGAATTTGCATTAACAACCTGAGATAAATCAGTAATGTTTGGGTAAACGCCTGGAAAATTTCCTACTATTGCCATTGTTGTAATCCTTATTTATTTTACAATTTCTTATCTATAGAACTCACAAGGTTTTTTGATTCTTTGTTGCCTTGAATAGAGTTTTATTCTTCTTCTTTATCTGTTTGCTCCTCTTCTGATGAACCTTTTGAAACTTCATCATCAGCCATTTTTGCACCGTTTTGATACAAACTTGCAATTAGTTCATCAATTTGTTGTAGAATTGCATCCATTGGTTGTGTTTCTAAACCAGCGATATTCCAATTCTTTTTGGTTTGTTCTAATTCAAATCTCATATCTTTTAGAGTATGAATTTGATCATCAATTTCATGAGGAATGTCATTCATAGTTGCTTCTAACATTGTAGATTCTTTTTTATCATATGAATTAACAAGATTTTCTAAATTTTTTATTGAACATCTGCAAGGAGATTCACCGCATCTTGGACATTTTTCTTTAGATTTGCATTTACAATCTTTATCACCGCAACCACATTCTTCTTTTGGTTCTTCTTCTTCATTTGATAATTCTTGGGCTAATTTTTCAGCTGCGTCTTCTAGAGGATAGAAAACAGCACCATTTGCTTTTACATAGTCCATAATTCTTTGTTTCAATTCACTTTGTGATAAAGGTTTGTTTTCAGGAGTTTCTTCTATAACCTCTGCTGGCTTTTCACCTGATTTGATTTTGTTCCAAATCTTTTCAACGACTTCTTGTTTTTCGTTGTCCTGTAGATCATCAAAACGTATATCTTTCATTGCAGCTAAATCTGAAATATAATCAGAATTCATTTCACTCATGCGAGTAATGTTTTTATATTCTGCAAGATTTAGATTATTAGCAACCTTATTAGCTATAAGTGTTGTTTTCTTTACTGCTTCAATAACTAATTCACGAAATGCCATAGTTTATTCCTCTTCTAATGATATAATTGGTCCCTTGTTTTGACCCCAGTCATTCTTTTTCCAAACTACTCCTGGTGCACCATCATACTTTAAATTCTCCAAAGCAACTTTTAGATGGATTACACGTTCCCAAGCTGCATATGTTTTTAGTTGATCTTTTATTTCTTCTAATATTGCAACATCTTGATCAACATCTGATTTAAATTCTTCTTGTCTTGATAGTTTTGCATCTGGTAATTGAGATATTGCTGTTTCAATTTCATCACGCATTGCAGGATCAAATTGGTATTGGTCTAACTTTGCATCAATTTCTTCAGCAGTATAATCTTCTGTTGCGATAAAGGTTCTTGCGATCATTTCTATATCGTGTGCTGCTTCTGAACCAATCAAATCAACAGTATAGTCAGAAATAATATTAGCTACATCTTCACCGTTATATGTTTTTGTTGGATCTATTGCTTCGGTAACTGCTTCTTTTGGTTCTTCATCTTCTTCTACTAGGCCTAGAACTTCTTTACCTTTACCATAAATTTCTGCAATATTTGTTTTCATTTTTTTGCGAGAAGTTTTTAAAGCCTTAACCAAATCATCTTTACCAGCTTCTTCGGCCAATTCAATCATGCGGTTTAGTCTAGCTACATAATTCAATTCGTCAGCAACAACTTCTAATAGAGCACTTTGTAAATTATCTTCAACAGACTCTACGATTGGTTGTTGTGCTACTTCTTTTACTTCTTCTTCAATTTTTTGTTTTTTTATAAATGCCATTTTAGTTCCTTTAGTATGACATAAATACATTCTTTTTATCTTCTGTTACGTATAAGGCTTCTTTCCATAGTCTTATAATCGCATCATGTAGCTGTTCACCTGGTTTTACATATTTCATTATTGGTCCGAAATCTGCATTTTTCACAGCATCTATAACTGTTCCAGGCTTTCCGCTTTTTGGATTTTTTTCACTCATTAAGAACTCAAAAATCCACTCATTTAACATAGCCCCATAATTTGTATTTGTAGCTACATTCTTCAACTGATTTTCATATATTTGAGGATGGTTCGCTTTGATTTCGTTCCATTCTTCATCCGTCAATATATCAGTCGTATTTCCTCCACATCCATTCCAATTTGTCGCAAACTCTATTGGAAAAGATAATTGCATTTTGTCTTTTGATACCTCTTGTGTTTGGATACCATCGGGAGTAGAGACAGAGACTTTATAAACATCTGGTTGAATATGTTCTAGTACCCTTCCAAACCAAAGATCAAGCCGGACTAAATCTCCAGGCTTGAAGTCATCATATTCTTTTAAGATCTGTTCTACCTTAGTCCTGAACATCTCTATATTTTGCAATTTCTTCTTCACACAATGCACGAAACTTAGATGGGGCAGATTCAGGAACATCTCTCATGCTGTAGAAGTTATTACCTGTATTATTAGTAGTCCAATCGCAAATATCTTCTGTTTTTTCTTCGCCTTCTCCAGCAAGTTTATCCATCATTTCTGGGTTACCAAAGTCTGCAATAAAGTTAACTGTTGCGAAATCTGCTTGGTCATCTGGATTGCGTTTCTTTGCATCATCTAATAATTGTCTTGCTACACCCAATAAAAAATGATTTCTGTGTGTTCCTTCTAAAAAATCTACAGAACGTTCCAAATGATCAACAGCATCACGATATGTCATTTGGTAGTCGTTTTCTGGATTGTGGATCTTATAATCTTCTATGTTGAAATCTGCCATTATAAATATCCTTATTATAAAGCATCATCTGTTGGAATTGGAAATGCAGAATTTGTTTTTACTACTCTATAAATTGGAGCGTGTACATCTTCACTGTCTTCTAATTCTAGTTGTACATTTTCTACATCTAATTTCTTTGGTAATTGATGATCTTTATCATATTGATCCCAATCTACGCCACCTGTTACTTTGAACACAATACCATCACCACGTTCACCAACAACTTCTTCTTCTACTTGAATACCTAAAACACCTGGGCATGCATCATCTAAGGCTCTTTTTACTTGGTTTGCTGAAATACGAAGATCAGGATTCCAAGCTTTTACACCTTCCCAGTTTTGTTCTTGTAGTGCTTTTCTAACACCTTGAGCAAATTTAGATTCAGCAACACCAATCATAATGGAACCCAAGCCTGCTACAACTTTGTGTTCAGGTTCTAGATTTTCACTATGATCTGAGATATCCATAGGAATTTCATGATTGATACGGTTTCTGTCAATGTTATCTGGATCTGTGATTTCATCTGTAGAAAATGCGCCTTCACCACGATCCAGCTTGCGACTTTCCCAATCTGTTACGTTTGTATCGATGATTTCTGCTGCTTTTTCTACTTCTTCCAGCATTGCCATCACTTTTTCTCTCATTATGCTCATGTTTATTTTCCTTTGTTATTAAACACTTTTTTATATTTGAATGGATTTACATGTTCTTTATGAATTCTATTCTTCTTACGGTGTTCATACCTTTTCATAAGAGCTTCAAATTCTTTATAGATTAGTTTGCCTTCCATTATTTTATCCCTTCAAATAGTACACTTATCTTTCCGTCTTTAGTTTTTTCATACATAGCTGTTTTAGGTTTTCCATCTCTAATCCAGCGTTCAACTAAATTTATATGGAAATGATTATAGTGGTTGTGGGATTCTCCGAAAAACTTACAGGAACATTCTTTTTTTGGTTTGATCGTTACAAAACATGATTCAACCAAATGTCCCTTCAGCTTGTAATCTACAAAAAATCCGTTCTTAACTTCCCTTACTAAATACATTTCGCTTTTTCTCCTCTCTGAAATGAGTCCGACCCCTAGTATAAGAGGCCGGACTTTTTTATATTATTTGAAAAAACGTTTTACGAAACGATCTTCAGCACCAGATTCTGCAATGTAGTTATTTGCATCAACTGATTCTGTGAAGACTGCAACGCTCTTACCCAACTTTGTGTCGAATACCATTACACCTTCTTTCATTGAACGAGAAACGAAAGAGTTTGCAACAGAAGCGATTGCTGATTCTTCTAAGCCAGCAGCTTCCAAAGATTCTGTCAAAGCGAACAAATCTTTTGCGGATTTTGCTGATTCTTCATAAGTTTTCAAAGCACCTTCTACTGATTCTAGTTTGTCTGCATCCATACCAGCTTCAAATGCTGCAGGTTGTACTGCTGGAACTGGATCTGTGTTTGCATTCATCATATCTTCAGCTGAATCGAAGCCACAATTGAAGATTTTACCGGAGTTAGTTGCTGCATCCCAGTAACCAATAACTTTACCATTTGCATCAAATGCGATTTCTGAATCACCTGGAGCAATTGTTGTTGCTGCTGATGTGAATTCGTCATAAGAAGCAATGTCTTGTGCACAGCCGTTGTCTGCTGTTACATCACCTAAGTTAATTGGAGCATTATCTTCTTCATCAATTTGAATAGCTTCAACTTCCAATACTTTACCGTTTAGTGCAATTACGTTTTCTGCAATTTTTTCGCATTTTTCTTCAACAGAAGCACTTTCTTCAGAGTCAACAGTTGATACTTCAACTTCTTCTGAGTCATCTTCAGCATCTACTAAGCTAGATACCAAATCTTCTACTGTTTCACCTTCCAATGCTGCATCTAGAGCTGGTTTGTCTAAGAATTTGACATCACCCAATTCTTCTGCAGATTTCATAGCATCAACGATCTTTGAAGCCAATTCGTCATCTGTTACGACTACGATTGCTGTTGGATCTTTGATAGCTACGTTACCATCTTCAGTTGCACCCAAGATGACTTGTTGACCTTTTTCGATTTCCAAGTCGCCTTCTTCTGTTTCAAGAACCAATTTCTTAGAAGCGATCCAAGCCTTTGATTCTCTCAATGCATCCAATGCTTGACGTGCACGGAATCTTGCTAAATATTTCATTATAATTACCTTTTTTATAATTTTATATAGTTACGTTACTTTCAAAGACTAGGATTTAAACAAAAAAATAAAAACTAGACTTCTGATAAAATAGAACTACTAATAAAATAAAAAAAATCCACAATAATAATTAAGTTGTGGATTTTAGAAATTAATGTTTTGTAAGAATTAGTTGATGACGATTTTTTGTACCAAGCCGTCAGTTTCGACATGAATATTCTCTCTGATTTCTTCGATAAAGCCTGCTGGTACTGGGAAGTCTGTCAAATATGCCCAAACCTTAGTTCTGAATGAAACACCATAAATATAACCGCTTCCCTTCAACTTTGCATCTGATGTTGGATATTTCTTCATATTTGGCACTCCGAAAACTGTAAAGATATGTAATTCAGAGCCATTTAGAATCTTTGAGTTGAAAGGATGCCATATTTGTCCATCAGCACAGCGTAAGATAAAGTTGTTCATAAAATATCTTGCTTCTTGCTTTTGTTCGCACAGGATAACTGAATCATAAGAAGTAATTATTTGTTTTGCTTTGAATTTTTGTGGTAGTTTATTCCCTGTTGGTCTTAGTTGATAGAAAAAGAAATCCTGTATATTATCTTCTGTTATTTTTACTTTTGCTTTTTTATTATTTTGATCTATATCAGTAATTGTACCACGTTCACCTCTATAAAGACCATCAATAATATAAACAACGTCACCAACTTCCCATGAGTCTTCTTTTACATCTGTTTGAAATTCCCATTGATGTATACGATTACCTGTACCCCAGAATACTTCATCTATA